GGAATGTCGAAGCTCTTGGTGACGATATAGTTGAGCATGTCTCGAAGCTTGAAGTAGCGAAGCTCGAGACGGTAGATGAGGTCGGCCTTGAGGTTCATGTCGATGTTGAAGCCTCGACGCATCATCTTGAGCGCCGGGCCTTGCATACCGAGCACGAACTTGTAGATGCGCTTCGCCGCGTCTTCGGGCTTCAGCTTGGAATAGATTTCGCTCGTAGTCGTAGCGTCCATTCCGTTGTAAATCCACAGCTGCTGATCAAGGGTATAGTCCTTGATCGTTTGGCCGTTGATGTGAGCGCTGTCAACGATCAGGGCCATTGAGATACCTTTCCTCAATCGTGAGCCCGATGCGCTTGCAAATCTTGAGGCCGTGTTCCATACCGGGCGACAGCCCCTTGTCCATGTAGAACACAGCCTTGTCTACTACATAGTACCAAGGCTTGGCCAAAGCTAAACCTAAAACTCGCGCATTCTTATCGCGGTCGTTCAAAATTTGAGTGTAGAGAAGGTGCGAGGCAAACGGAGTCTCGCCACGCTCGATGCAGTCTCGCATAGCGCGGATCAGATAGTTGCGGTTCTCCACCAGCCCTTGTGCAGTTGGGCTGCTGTAGGGAGACTCTACAAGGACGCGAGTAAACGCTGTCATTCGTCTGACTTCTCTACGTTGTTGCCCTTCGGTCTGAAGTTCTTCCACGCAACCTCATCGGTGTAGATGGAGCCGAGGAAGCCGAGGCCCTTCGGCATTTCACTATACATCGAATGGTGCAAAAGCATGGTGTCGTGAGTGGCGTTGCGGACGTAGATGTGATGACGAGCTAAATGCTGGATGTCGAACAGACCATTCTGAAAAAGCTTCGGAATGGCCTGATCTTCCATGATCCGCTTCAGCCAGCGGTACGCGAAAACTTCCTCGTTGTGAGTAGCCCAATAATTCCAATCCTTCTTGGACCGATCCAGAAATGGTAGAACAAGAGCCTCTTTCTCATTGCGAGCGAGTGCAATGCAGGCCAACGTGTTGATTGGAGTCTCGATGTCAGTTGAAAGCGGACCTGTCTCGACAGCAATATGTTGGCGCTCGAACTTAACAAGATCAGTGCACGACGGTAGCAGCCAGAGCTTCCGCGACATACGACGTATCTCTGGGAATACGCTCTCGCGAGCAGCCTTCTGTAGATCGGCCGCGAAAGGCGCACGGTTCGCCCACTGTCGAAACAGACTTGCAGGATGGAACGTTGGAAGGATTTTGACATTGAGAACTAGGTCTCCGGTGAGAACGGTTCCACGCTGAGCGGTGATGCCGCGAATGCCTGTGAGGGCCCATAGGGCTGTGTTGCCGAGAGCCAAAATTAGATTTGGCTTGACTTGCTCGATCTCGGAAATGAGACGCTTCAAGAAGAACTCGACCAGCTCAGGGTTGGGCCACAGGTCCTTGGAAATGTTCTTGCGCTTTTGCGCCCAAGGGAACGGCGCGGCGAGACGCAGCCAGTCATCTTTGGGAACGTTGAAGGCTGCGAGATCGTTATTCTTCGGGCGAATAGAAAAGACGTTGGTGTATGCTACGGTCGCCGGATCAAGCTCTACAATACGGAGCTCTTGGCGTAGCATCTGCCCCGCCGCTCCCATGAACGGAAGCTTCGTGCGTTCTTCCTGTTCGCCGGGAGCTTCACCGACGACGAGGAGCTTTGCGTTTGTCGGGGGCAGGAACAGCATACAAGGCGACTCGTTTCGGAAGGAACTGTTGTACGTACCAGCGCCGACAGGTGTAACACTGTTGCGGTGCAGAGACTGCAACACCCTCGACTAGAGGTGCTTGATCGAAGACCTTACTGCACGTTGTCTTAGCGCAGCTTTCTTGTAGCCTCGTCTCCATCTTCCTGCTCCAGTCTGTCGAGAACCATTGCCTGCGTGCGGGAGTATCCGCTGATGTCGATGAGCGAGTCGATGTGGTCGGGCGTCTCAATCAGGCGGGCTTCCTTCACGAGGCGCATACACTGGGCGACTTGAAGGGGCGTGACCTCAACGCCGAGGACGACCGACCACAACTTCGCGGTGCGAAGGAAGTTGTCGTAGGGGTGGCCATAGACAGCGCCACGGCGCTGCGTGATGGCGTCGTAGCCCTTGTCGTATTCAAGCGACTTAGAGAGGAGATTTTCTTGTGTCATTTGTAGACGGTCCTCCGTGCGATCTGATAGAAGCCCTCGTCCTTTTCGAGGCCGAGTCCGATGTTGGCTCCAAGCTCTTCCGCAGCTGCGATGGCGGTAGCGCTGCCGCAGGTCGGATCGAGAATGCTCGTGGTATCGTCGATCAGCATGGAAAGGAAATGCTTGACGACTTCAATCGGCTTCTCGCTCAGATGTCCGGTCTCCTTGGAGGTCGGATGGATTTTGAGGTTGGCGACGGGGCGCACGATCTTGCGGTCGCCGCGCGTCATGAGGAGCGCGGTCTCGTAGCACTGGCGCGGGCCACGGTTGGGATCAGGCAAGATGCCCTTGAGGTCTTCCTTCGCCCACACCAGCGGCATGGGGTTGACGGTCCAGCCTGCGTCGCGGAACAGCGCAACGGTCTCGACGTAGAACTTCATCGAGAACCAGAAGACGATGTGGCAAGATGCTGCGCAGATGGCGTCTTGGTTCTCGATGAACTCTCGGATCAGCTCGAAGTACACATCGGGAGTGTCCTCGTAGCGCGCGGCAGCGCTGCCGTGCAACGGCGCTGAGTCCATGTTCACGCCGTAGGGGAAGTCGCAATGGATCAGGTTGAAGCGCGGGCCGTCCCAATCCCACTGGAAGAAATCTTCCTTCAGGACATGGAACTTTCGCGGCGGAACCTTGGGCTGCTCGGTGGGAACCTGTGCCATACTTCCCGATTCGGATTGTGTGGCAAGTTCTGGAACCTTGACTTCTCCCTTGTCGTCGATCTCGATGTCGATCGCGGACTCCAAGATCGAGTCCATCTCACGCGCGCTCTGGCGCTGCAAGAGATTGACAACCGTGCTCATGTTCGGCGTCTTGGCAAGGTCAGGATTTTCCTTGATCGCCTCGTTGACGGACAGGAAGCGCCCGCACTGTGCGGTGGACATGCCGAGCGCATGTGCGGTTTTCTCCTGCGTCCACTCAGGATCGCCGGCAACTCGCGCGTTGTGATACTTGGAAACGGCGTCGGCCTCTTCCTGCCATGTGAGATTGACGCGCTTGGCGTTCTCTTCGAGTTCGAGAACTTGGCGAGTGTTCGCGTCGAGGTCGGAGCGGAGAACGCAAGGAACAAGCTCGATGTTCAGCAGCTCATGGGCGCGGAACCGGCGTTCGCCTGCGATAAGGGTATAGACGTTTTCGCTCAATGCCTCGACGGTAATGGGATTGATGAGGCCGATACGCGAAATGGAGCCGGCCAGCTCCATCAACTCTTCTTGTGCAACGATCTTGCGTTGCCTGTCCTTGGGGATGAAAATCTGCGAGCGCGGAATGGAAATGACCTTCATGAGTGTCCCCAAACATTAGAGAAAGAGAGATGGGTGGGGATGTTGAGTCCCCACCCGATAGTGTCAGTTGATCTTGGCGAAGCCCGAGATGTTGTTGTAGATCGAGTCGTCGCCGGCCTTCTGCGAAGGCACCTGGACGACCATCGCCATGACCTGCTTGGTCGGCAGCTCGTTGGCGATGATCTCACCGAACGTGCGCTGGCCGATGTCGATGCCGATCGCCTTCTCGAAGAACTCGCGCAGGCGCCACAGAGCGTCTTCCGTGAGGAAGAAGTCCTGACGGAGCTGACGCTTCGCGTAGTCCACGCCGACCAGCGAGGCCGGGTCCACGTCCGGGCCAGGGCCCAAGATCTTGAAGAGGATGTGGAGATACGGAGTCTTCTTCTCCTTCGACTCGAGGAACTCGTGCTTCTCCACCATGACGTGGTAGGTGCCGGCGGGGAGAGGCTTCGGGCGTTCGACTTCGACAGGCTTGCGGTTCAGAACGGACGAAAAGTCCACCATTTTTTGTACTCCTCTTGTGTTAACAGGATGGCGCGCCTGTCTCGCGTTTCAGAGACCGATTAGTCGGTCTGCAGAATGGTGAAAGCCTTAGCCAGATCGACCTCCATTTCGGTAGGCATCTTGCCAGGCTTGGTGGATTTGAGGTCGGACTGGAAGGTGGCACTGGTGTGCAGCGTCCGCATGATCTTCTGGCCCATGACCTTCTTCTTGATTTCCCAGACGTTATTGAAGTAGCGCCCGATCTTGGGCGGGAACTTCTTGCCGAGAGCGCTCGGCCACAGACGCACGATGCCGCCCTCGTTGGCGTCTTCGAGCGGCATGAGGTGCCCGAGGATGATGACGTTGCACTTGACCTGTTCGGCGTACAGGCGAGCGATCACATCCTCCTGCATACGGATCGCCTCGCCCCAATGCTGGAGCTGCGGAGGCTTGCCGATATGGTTGTTGAGGAAGAGGACGTAGCGAAGCGCCGCGTGACCCATGAAGGTCAGCGAGTCGATGACCACGATGTCCTTCGGACCCCAAGTGCCGGGGTTGCCGAGGTCGTCCACGACGGGAGGAACTGCGGCGGAGACAACGGTCTTGCCGTCGGGGCCGAGCACGGCAGGCTTGCCGGGAACCTTGATCTCACGCCATGCGTTGAGGTTGTCGATGAAATGTGGGAACGCAGTCGGCATACCATCGACCGTGCCCTTAGCGTCCTTGAGCTTGTCGGTGAAGACCTTGACAAAGACGTTCTTGCGGAACTCAGGCTTGAGGACCGTCGAGTCCAGCAAGATCTGATGGCCGTTGTCGAAGTCGTAGAGGAAGATACGATAGCCTGCCTCTGCGAGGGAGCCAAGCGCGCCAGTCTTACCGACACCGGAGTTTCCGAGAAGCAGAAGCTTTACAAGAAAGCTTGTAACGTCGTTTCCAAGCTGCGACATGTGTTAACCTTTCGTGCGCAGCATAGCTGCGACAATGATGATGGCGATGAAGATGATGTACGTCACCCACGGCGGAGGGTTGGGGATGTGAAATCTCACAGGACCTCCCGATCTTCGAGTGGGTTCCATGCGCGATGCTCGAAGTCACTGTCGAGGAAGTTCTTGCGGACCTTCGGGTCTTTCGAGCACACGCTACGGAACGGGCAGCCGCCGAAGTTGGAGCATGACTCCTCGTTCATCGGCCAATAGTTATCGACGGCACAAGCCTCGGCCTGCTTGATCCAGTAGAGTGTGCCGCGATACCATTCTGAGATTTGATCCTGCGTTCGGTTCTGCATACCGCGGGCGTAGCGGGAGAACGAAACGGCAGTCTGCGCAGCGTCGATGAAGGCTCCGCCAACAGGACGCTGCAAGATAACAGCGGCGCTGAAGATGTAGCCGGTGACCTGCGTGTTGGGAGAGTACTTGTCGAAGTAACTGGGCGCAAGCGTCTGCTTGGTGTGCTTGCGCTCTTGAATGTAGAGATTGCCCTGCAACTCCGCAACCTTGTCGATGTGGCCGCACCACAGATAGGGATTGCCGTTCGGGGTCTTGAGCGGAAGCTCGAGACGGAACGACAGTTCGAGTGCAGGCTTGCCGTTGGCGAGGATGTAGGCTTTGAGCGGATCGTTGCGGAACTGCTCGGTGTACCAGACGAAGGCTCGAACGAGCGTCTCGCGTGTACGAGTGGTGTCGTCGGTCGTCCAGAAGATGAGACGTTCTTCTTCCTTCTTCGTCTCTTGGTTGACGAACTTGACTCGCGTCGTCGTGACCTTCAAGAGATAGATCACGGTATCGCGCACAGCGTCGTTGAACGGAACGCCCGCGTGAAGCGCACGCTCGTAACGCTCAAGTGCGTCGTGCAGATGCCCGCCGAAAACCAGCGGCGCTGCGCGTTCCTTGCCACGCAAGGACAGCATCTGCGTATAGTAGAATTTGCGCGGGCAAGCCTTGAAAGTGGAAAGGCTTGTGGCGTCCCACGCGAATTGAAGCTTGTTGCCGTTCGGCAGCGTCTCGAACGGACTTTGCGCTGGCGCTTTCATCACAGCTCCAGATCGTTCAGATCGACGTTGACCTTGGGCTTCGGACCTTCGACAGCCTTCGGCGCTGCACGCTTACCGCGCGGAGCCTTAGGCTTGGCGTCCTCCTGTGCCCACTCAAAACGCTTTGCACGAAAGGCCGCGACAATTTTGTCGGCGTCCTCAGTCGTGATGAGATCAGGGTCCTTGTTGAAGAGGACCGAAATCTCATTCGGGTCAACCGTCTCGAGCGGCGATGTTTGTTCCGACGCTGGCATCGTCGATGCCGAGGGAGCCGAGGTCGATGGAAGCGTCTCCGGGGTTGCTTGCGACATGGTTCTTCAGAAGCTCCTTCGTCTTGGCGTCCACCTTGGCGCGGTGGCGCTCGACCAACATGCGGACGATCTTGGTGTGGCCCTTTGGATAGGCCTGACGCAGCCAGTCCTGCAACTCGTCAGGCATCCATAGAGTGTATCTACGGTTTGACATTGGCGAACCTTTGGCGAGTTACAAGGAATAACTCGCGGTTGTTGTCGGGCGCGAGAATGAGCATCAAGTCTTGGAAAGGGTTGATGCCCAAGGACTTGACGATCTCTCGGAAGGTGTTGCGGAGCGCGAGCGCGTTGCTCGTCGAGACCTTCAAGCCGT